TCACCGCATGACGTACCAGGTCTATATGACGCTTTTGGTACTGATAGGTTCGATGATCTATATGTTGGTTTTGAACGAGATGAGTCTGTTCCAAGAAAGACTATCGGGGCACAGAAACTGATCCTTGATCTGCTGAAAGAGAGAGCAGAGACTGGTCGTGTTTATATTATGAACATTGATCACTGCAACTCTCACTCTTCCTTTAAGGATAAGGTGAACATGAGTAACCTCTGCCAAGAGATTACTCTTCCGACTTATCCTATCACTCATATTGATGATTATCTGGGTGAGATTGCTCTGTGTATCTTGTCTGCTGTAAATGTGGGTAAGGTCAAGTCTGACGACGAGTTGGAAGATCTTTGTGATCTTTCTGTTCGTTCTTTGGATGAACTGATTGACTATCAGGATTACCCTGTAGAGGCAGCTAAGATCGCCACTAAGGCGCGTCGTTCCCTGGGTATTGGGTTTATTGGTCTCGCACACTATTTGGCAAAACTTGGATACAAGTATGATTCACAAGAGGCATGGGATGCTGTTCATGGACTGTCTGAGTCCTTCCAGTATTACCTTCTGAAGTCGTCCAATCAACTTGCCAAGGAGAAAGGACACTGCGAATACTTTGGACGCACCAAGTATGCTGATGGTATCCTGCCGATCGATACATACAAGAAGGATGTAGATGAGATCACCACTCAGGAGTATCAGCATGATTGGGAGTCTCTTAGGGCATCTATCAATGAGACAGGACTCAGACATAGCACTCTGTCCGCACAAATGCCTTCGGAGAGCAGTTCCGTTGTGTCAAATGCAACAAATGGAATCGAACCTCCTAGAGACTACCTGTCCATTAAGAAGTCGAAGAAGGGACCTCTTAAGCAGATTGTTCCGTCATACACCAGTCTGAAGAACAACTATACTCTTCTGTGGGACATGAAAGACAATGGTGGATACATTCGTGTTGTGTCTGTGATGCAAAAGTTCTTCGATCAAGCTATTTCTGGCAACTGGTCGTATAACCCTGAACACTTTGACGATAATGAAGTCCCAGTTTCAGTTATGGCAAATGACCTCTTGACTACATATAAGTATGGTTGGAAGACTTCTTATTATCAGAATACGAATGATCTCAAGAGCGATGAGGTTGAAGAAGAGAAGTCTAACTTAAATAATCTGTTAACCGAATTAGAACAAGCCGAGGAGGGAGAGTGTGAATCCTGTGCAGTTTAAAGTTAGTTCCGTGGAGGATGCGAAGGTGGAAGTTAAAGGCATGACCGTCTTTAATACGGAGCAAGTTAATACTAAAAAACAACCAATGTTTTTTGGTCAACCTCTGGGAGTCCAGAGATATGATTCTTACAAATACCCAGTCTTTGATAAACTGACCACACAACAACTAGGATATTTTTGGAGACCAGAAGAAGTTTCACTGCAAAAGGATCGTGGAGATTATCACACGCTTCGTCCAGAACAAAAGCATATCTATACCTCTAACCTCAAGTACCAGATTATGCTTGACTCCATTCAAGGGCGTGGTCCTGGGATGGCTTTTATTCCTTACTGCAGTCTACCTGAACTAGAGGCATGTATGGAGGTCTGGGGGTTTATGGAGATGATCCATAGTCGCTCCTATACCTACATCATCAAGAACGTCTACAGCGACCCCTCAGAGGTCTTTGATAAGATCGTTAGTGATCAGCGCATTCTAGATCGCGCTAGCAGCGTCACAGAGGCATATGATGACTTTATCAACAGTGCTCAGACCTGGGGCACTGGTAACATGTGGAGAGAGGACTTTAGAACTTCTCCCTCCTCACAATGGGAGATTAAAGATCTCAAGAGAAAACTTTATCGTGCAGTTGCAAATGTCAACATACTTGAAGGAATTCGGTTTTATGTTTCTTTTGCTTGCAGTTTTGCTTTTGGTGAACTTAAACTCATGGAAGGTTCAGCAAAAATTATCTCCCTTATTGCTAGAGATGAAAATCAACACCTCGCCATCACCCAAAACATTCTGAATAAATGGGCTTCTGGTGATGATCCTGAGATGAAGCAGATCATGCAAGAAGAAGAGGAGTGGACCTACAAGGCATTTGACAATGCTGTTAATGAAGAAAAGCGTTGGGCAGACTACCTGTTCAAGGACGGATCCATGATTGGTCTTAACGACAAACTCCTCCAGCAGTATGTTGAGTGGATTGCCAATCGCCGTCTCAAAGCGATCGGTCTTAAACCACAGTATGGCATTGCTGCTAAGAACAATCCACTGCCATGGACGCAGCACTGGATCTCCTCCAAGGGTCTCCAGGTCGCTCCACAAGAGACAGAGGTTGAGTCCTATGTCGTCGGTGGTATCAAGCAAGATGTTAAAAAAGACACGTTCTCTGGATTCCAACTCTGATGCGAAATCAACTTAATAAAGACGAACTTAAAGTTCGTGTGCTCAAACTAAAAAATAAAGTGGATGGGGAACCATCCACTGTGTGGCAGGGAGAGAAAGACCTCGCCCATAAATACCTGAACGAGGTATTGTACATTTTGGATGAGTATCGAATGTGATTATGAAAACCCCTGGATATTTGAAGGAACCCCTTTTTTATCTGAGAATATTGACGATAACTTCGGTTTTGTCTATCTCATTACAAATCTCCAAAACGGTCGCCAGTATATCGGAAGAAAATACTTTTGGCAGTTCCGAACACCTAAAGGTAAAAAACGAAAAGTAAAATCTGAATCTGATTGGAAAAAGTACTATGGGTCTTGTCCAGAACTTAAAGAAGACATTGAACAACTGGGTAGACAAAATTTTAGTCGCTGCATCTTGTCACTACATAAGACACCTGGCAAAACAAACTACGAAGAAACAAGACAACTCTTCACAAACAACGTCCTCACAGAGTCGCTTGACATCGGAGTCCCCAAGTACTACAATAGTAACATCCTCAGCAGATACTTCCGAAAAGATTACTATGATGGAGACTGAAGATCTTGTCGTTAAGATCAATGAATGGGCAATGGATCGATTCCTTGAACCACTTCCAACAAAAGATTGTTTGGCAATCTACCAAGAGTTTCAAGAATGGTTGGAACCACATGGAGAAGATCTGGAAGTAATCACACTTGATGAAATCTCAGAAGAAGAATACGAAGATTTCATCGAACGGGGTTGATGCCATTTTAGCTTAGTTGGATAGAGCAACGCTTTTGTAAAGCGTAGGTCGTCGGTTCAAGTCCGACAAATGGCTCTCTGACTCGCTAGCTCAGTTGGATAGAGCAACTGCCTTCTAAGCAGTCGGTCGAAGGTTCGAGTCCTTCGCGAGTCGTTGACAATCTGCCACCCACCTGGTATGATTGTCATTATGGGCATTGAGAGAGTCCCACCACCACTCCTCTCTCATGTAAGACCCGCACGCGGGTGTGGTGTAGCGGTAACATGCGAGCCTTCCAAGCTCTTGTCACGGGTTCGATCCCCGTCACCCGCTTGCCCGTCCTACGCAGCGGGCACCCCATTCCTCTATAGCTCAGTTGGTAGAGCAGGTGACTGTTAATCACCCTGTCCCTGGTTCGAGTCCAGGTGGAGGAGCCTTTGCTTGCTTAGCTCAGCGGTAGAGCATCTCGTTTACACCGAGGCGGTCGGCGGTTCGATCCCGTCAGCAAGCATTCCCCCTAGGAGGACCATGACCAATGATTACCGTAAGATGCAAAGAATGTGGAAGAGAGTTGATCTCCACTAGTAAGATTCAATTCTGTGGTTGTCCCAACCAGATGAGTGTTGTGGACAACAAAGTTGGTGCCAATGATCTTGATAAAGTCGTCATGGTATCTAACAACATAGAGAATAAGATTGATAGTCATTTCTCTAGAACTGAACTTCTTTATCAAGAGGAAAGACGCAAACGTAAAGTTCGTAGACTTGACTTTGAAGTCAAATAAGGAAGAGTGGTCGAGTGGTTTATGGCACTGGTCTTGAAAACCAGCGAGGGTGCAAGTCCTCCGTGGGTTCAAATCCCACCTCTTCCGTTATAATATCCTAATATTTAATGTTTTTGTAACAAGTTGATACACTAGATAGGGTGTAGACAATCTTTCTACCATCATGCATCCCGACGAGTTACAAAACTGGCAAATCATTAAGGAGAAATTTGAGGAAAACGGCACAACAGACAACTTCTTTTATACAAGAGCTTGTGCTATAGTAAATGGGTTACCAGACCCGATGGACAAAGCGCCAAATGTCTCACAGGATGGATGAAATCAGACCTTCGCATTATGTGACTGAGGAAAAGTGTAAAGAGATGATTGATAAAGCGATTGACCGTCATAACAAGACAGCGACGCTGATATCTGCTGCCATTGGATCTGTTTTGCTGTTCTTCTATGCTCAGGGTCTAATGATAATTGTAGATAAAATCAAATAAATACTTATGTAGTCACGGGCACACAACCCGCAAAGAGGTGTTCCCATGTATAGGGAACCGCACCTGCAAAAGAAATCGGACGAATGTGCTGCTTTGTGGAGGGAGTGGCATACTTTGTGGCAAAAAAAGCAATAGGTGCCCCAGATGCAAGAGCAGATTGGGGTAAATGTGTCACGGAATTTGGTGAAATGATAAGTCAGGAAGTCAAAACAAACCCCCGTTACAACTCAATAAGGGAGATATAGATAGTGTAGTTGCGTAAACTTTATGAAGTTTATTTTCGCATTTATCGCTACATTATTTCTCGCTGCACCAGCATGGGCAGTAGACGTTCAGATGGGATCAAATGGCAATCTAGTCTTTGATCCAGAAGAAGTAACTATATCAGCAGGAGAATCAGTTCACTTTGTCAACAACATGCTCCCACCTCACAATGTGATTGTTGAGGATCGTCCTGATTTAGGTCACGAAGCACTGGCAATGTTACCAGGTGAAGAGTTTGATGTTGCATTTCCAGAGGCAGGGGATTATACTTACTGGTGTGGTCCTCATAAGGGGGCTGGAATGATTGGCACGGTACACGTTGAATGAACTATACACACAACTATATGAAGATTTTTCTTGATACTGCTGACACTGATATTATTGAAAAATATTTCAGCACTGGATTGGTAGATGGTGTTACAACCAACCCCACACTCATTATGAAGAGTGGGAAAAATCCTGATGACGTTTATCAAAAGATTAAAGATATTGGTGTCAAGGATATCAGTATGGAAGTGATGGGATCTGACCTTGAGATGTATGACGAAGGTATTCGTCTGTATCAAAAGTTCGGTGATGTATGCACAGTCAAAGTTCCTTGCACACGCGAGGGTCTAATCGTCTGTAAGCGACTCTCTGAACAGAACATCAAAGTCAACGTCACATTGATCTTCTGTGCTGCACAAGCAGTCCTGGCTACCAAAGCAGGGGCGACATATGTCTCTCCTTTTGTTGGTAGATTGGATGATCAGTCAGTTGCTGGATTGGAGGTTGTACGTTCTATCTCAGAGCTCTATCGTATCCATGGAGTAAAAACTCAGGTTCTTTCTGCATCGATTCGTAGCGTGCAACGTGCTATTCGATCTTGGTATAATGGTGCTGAGATCTGCACGATGCCACCTAAGGTCTTTGATCAAATGTATGATCATATTTTGACTGACAAGGGTATGGAGATTTTCGACAAAGATTGGGAGTCTGTAAATGAAACAGTTAAACACTTGGGTGCTTAACCTAACAGTCGCAATCATTGATTTTTTATATCGAGGAAGAGACTACCAAAGATTCTGGGTGCTTGAGGAGATTGCTCGGGCACCATATTTTGCTTTTTTAAGTGTACTTCATTTGAGAGAATCTATGGGGTTAAGGGGTCCAGAACACATCTATCTGATGGAGGAACATTTTGCTCAAACTCTTAACGAAACAGAACATCTGGAATACATGGAAAGTAGGGGCGGTAGTGCTTATTGGGTGGATCGCTTTTTCGCCAGACACCTTGTACTTGTCTACTATTGGGTCAACGTGGTTTATTATTGGGTGGCTCCTAGGTCTGCTTACCATCTCTCCTACGAAGTAGAGATTCATGCAGCAGAGACGTATGCTAAGTATCTTGCATACAATGGTTCTGATGAGAAGATTCTTGAGATCTTAAATGATGAATTGGCACACTCCAAAGAACTACATGAAGCAATGGAGATGATTAAATGAGCACACTGTTTGCATTTGCTTTCATAACATTGCTAACTATAGCAATGCAGTTATCATGGTCAGGTAGATACCGAGGGTAACATGGATGACAAAGAAAAGGAAAAGCAAAAAAGAATAAAAGAGGTGGCGAGGCATCTTCATCCGCATGATGATGAACCTGATCCCACTGCTTACATGGGGAACTATAACTTTCCTCAGATGCTTTTTGCTTTCTGCCTTGGTTTTTGTACCATGTTTGTATTAGCAGTCAACGAAATCAACGAATTTAAAGGGTGTCCACTCCCAGAGTATTTTCAAAAAGAGGTAAAGGGATGAAGGTAGGACTTATCGGATTAGGTAGAATGGGTGAGGGTATGTCCCGCCGCATGATGAAAAAAGACATCGAAGTTTATGGTTACCGAAGAAATGTCGCTAAGGCACAAGAAGCAGCAACGAACGGGTATATTACTGCAGCTGCAGATTCTTTGGAAAGCCTTGTTCAAGTAGTCAAAAGTAGAAAGAGTATCTATGGGGAGAAATCTGGTGAGACTGTCTATGTCGAGACTCCAGGTATCTTCCAACTTGTTATTCCCGCAGAACTAGTAGAGGACACCCTGAATGAGTTACTACCATTACTTAGCGACGGGGATATTATTATTGACCATGGCAATAGCAACTTTAAAGACTCTAGACGCAGGGCAGAACGGTTGGAAAAACTTGGCATCCAATATCTTGACTGTGGTACTAGTGGTGGAGTTTATGGTCTGGAGCGTGGATACTGTCTTATGGTTGGTGGTGCAGATACAGCAGTATCTGTATGTGCCCCCATTTTCCGGGCACTTGCACCAGGGATTACCGCTGCGCCCCGCACAGATCCATACACTCGCGCAACCAGTGCTGAATACGGTTGGTTGCATTGTGGCGGACCTGGCGCAGGTCATTTTGTAAAGATGGTCCACAACGGAGTCGAATATGGCATCATGCAAGCGTATGCCGAAGGGTTTAATATTCTCCATCATGGTGATCTTGGTTCCAAATATGTTAAGGAGGGGGATGCTGAGGTTGCTCCGATGGAGAATCCAGAAGATTATCAATATGATATTGACACTGTTGAGGTGGCTGAGCTTTGGCGTCGTGGTAGCGTGGTTGGTAGTTGGTTACTCGATCTTACCGCTGATGTTCTACGGCATGATCCAAAACTTAGCAAGTTCGATGGG